ATCACCGCGCCAGGAGCGTGAGATACTACAGGACGCCGCAGAAGCCCTGTCAGAGCTTGACCGGCTGCACAGCACCGCCCGCGCGCTGGACGCGCGCATTGAGGCCCTGTGCCTCGAATGGGGCGAGACGAGACGCATGTGGGGTTTTGCACCGCACCATTTGCGCCAAACGTGCGCCGCCCAAGGGCTGCTGCCATGAACCGCAAGGCAATCATCCATGATCGCAAGTTCTGGTGGCTGTACCCGGAGACAGGCCGGATGGAGCGCATATACGCGACCGAGCGGATCAAATCGCAGCTATATCAGGTTGCGTCGCTCGAAGGCCGCGAGAAGCCGAAAGTCCGCACCAACCCGCCCAGGCCGCCCGGCACTCATCCGACGCTGCCGGCGGCTAACTACGAAGGGACATTGACCCTCAAGGAACTGGGCCGCATTCACGGCTGGGGGTCGCCGTCTCGCTTTCGGGACGCGCTGGGAAAGCACCGCCCCGCCATCCTCGAAGCCGCCCGCGCCAGACGCGAAAGGAAAGCCACATGACAGAAACACTAGATTGCAACGCCGCCTACGCCGCCGCCTACGCCGCCGCCTACGCCGCCGCATACGCCGACGCCGCCGAGGACACCTACGACGCCGCCGATGCCGTTGCCCGCGTCGTCGCCCTCCGCAACACCGCCCTGCCGATCATCGACGCCCAGGCCGCCCGCATCGCGGAGTTGGAGGGGGCTTTGGGCAAGGCGCGGGAATTGATTGAGGCCATTCAGCAGACGCGGGGAAATTGCTGGGAAATCGTGACGGAAGACCCAGAAACGATGGCCTGCGATGCGCACCATGCCATCACCACCGCTCTCGAAGGCCGCCAGTCATGAGCGCCGATGTGGAACGGGTGAGGGCAGCAATAGCGCCGTGGTATGTCGGGGATGACTTGATTGCCCGCATCATGGCCGAAACCCTGCTGATCGCTGCGGAGGCGTTGCGGGGTCCAGCAATTGGCTTTGTCGATCATTTGGAGGTGGCCGACTGGCTCACCGCCCGCGCACAGGAGACGACCGATGACATTGCGTGATGATGTGGTGGCAGCGATTGAAGCCGTGCAAGGCACCTTTGATTATGACGATTACTCGCAGCACTTTGCCGGCTCTGACCTTGCCGAGTGGCAGCAGAAGATGATCGCAGACGCCATCATCCCGCTGGTGCAAGACGCCGAACGCGAGCGATGCGCGAGGGTGGCTTATTTGCGGAAGGACTGCGCGACTGGAGAAATGTTTATCGCCACGGCCAACGACCTTCCGAGCGGTCGCCCGTCTGGCAGCGTTGACGCGACACCTGATGAAAAGGCCGCCGCAATCCGCAACCTGAAGGACGAATGACCATGGACACGGAAACACTGAGACAGCGATGGGCGAGGCAAGACGCATTTATCGGCCCGAACCTGCCTGCGGCGTGGCCGGGCTATTGGGAGGAGCGCCCCGATAGGGCTGTTTTGACATGCGGCGGCACATGGTACGCCGTGCCGAGGCCGGACGGGTTTTGTCAAGGGCCGTTTCGGGACATTATTGAGGCGCGCGCCGCCACATTGGAACGTAACAGCTAACCGGAAGGGAACCTACACCATGCTAGACACGCCAGATTACGCCGCCGCCGCCCGCGCCTACGCCGCCGCCGCCGCCCGCACCGCCGCCCGCGCCAGACGCGAAAGGAAAGCCACATGATGACGATTACACAGGAGCAGTTTGAAGCGGCGCGCAGAAAGGCCGGTATCGGGCCAGTCGTGGCGCGCGAATTTGCCAACGAACTTAGCATCACCATTGCCCCGCCTGAACCATCCGAGGCGATGGTGAAGCTGGCGCGGGAGATTGCTGCCACCGCCGCAGACAAGGATGGTGACACGTATTTTGCTGCCAAACTGCGGGCCGGTGACGCAGATGATTCATGGGCCGCCCTCACCGCCCTCGCCACCCTGCAACACGTCGAAAAGCTGGTTAGGGATGCGCAGAACGGTGCCGGCAGCGTTGAGGACGGCGCGTGTGGCTACATCCTGAAGCGAATTGGGAGCAACCGCCATGACTGACACACAGATTGCCGCGCTGCGGGAGATTGTGGGGCGGATGACGCCGGGAGAGTGGCAGGCCAATGGCAGCCACTTTTACAGCCCAGACCCGGAGCGGATGCTTGTTGGCCAGTGCCTCTATCCGATGGGCGATAAGTCCAACGACATTGCCGGCATCGTCGCCCTCCGCAACACCGCCCTGCCGATCATCGACGCGCTGGTGGCGGAGAATGCGCGACTGCGGGAGGCGTTGCATGAAAGCATCGAAGACAATTGCTGGAACGCGTACCATATTGGCATTGTCAAAGATGGCCAATGGATGGACGGCGGCATGTCAGACGCGGAGTGGTTGCGCCGAGAGCTTGGCCTTGCCGATGGCTGGCATGATGCAGCAGCCATTCAGGACGCAATTCCCGTCTTCGCTGCGAATGCCGTTGCTCGCGTGGTGCGGTCATGAGCGTGGCGGGGCTTGCCAAACAAAAATTGACGTGCCATATAACCCACCCAAATAAAGGAACCGACAATGCAGCACAGTAGGATCGTCGGCGGATCGACCGCCAAGCGCGTCATTGCCTGCCCAGGCAGCGTGGCGCTGGTGGACAAGATGCCACCAAGGCCCAGCAGCAGCTACGCCAACGAAGGGACGCTGCTGCACGACACCGTCGCGGACGTGCTGGACAAGCACCAGCCGCCAGCGGCCCATCTGGGCCGCAAGCACGAAGGCATCACGCTGACGCAAGAACTGATCGACGCCAAGCTGGCGCCGGCGCTGGCCGCGCTGGACGAGATCGATCCCGAAGGGAGGATGGAATATGCTGTCGAGAGCCGCGTGGGGTTTGGCGATTATCTGCCTGACGTTTTTGGTAGCACTGACCTTCTGGGCCGGATTGGCAATCGCGCTGTCGTGCTGGATTGGAAATTCGGTGACGGTGTGGCTGTCAGCGCGGAGGAAAACGCGCAGTTGATGTTCTACGCCGCCGCCGCCATGCGGACGGACGCCACGAAGTGGGTGTTCGACGGTGCCGAGGAGCTTGAACTGATCATTGTGCAGCCGCCGAGCGTCAAGCGGTGGGTGACGACGCTGGATCGGATCAAGGCCTTCGAAGCCGATTTGAAGGCCGCCGTCACGCGGGCGCTGAAGCCCGACGCGCCGCTGGCCGCTGGTGATCACTGCAAGTGGTGCGCGGCCAAACCCATCTGCCCGGTGATGACCGGCGCTGTTGACCGCCTGCTGGCGACCAAGTTGGACGCGCTGCCGGTGGATCAGATCGCGCATTATCTGGATCAGGTGCCGCTGGTGGAAGATTTCGTCTCCAGCTTGCAGGCGCTGGCCTTGCAGATGCTGGCCGAAGGCAAGCCCGTGGGCGACTGGAAGCTGGTAGCCAAGCGCGCGACCCGCCAGTGGGTGGACGAGGACAAGGCAGTGTCGTATCTGTCGAGCGTGGGCGTCGAAGCCTGGGCCGAACCGAAGGCGATCTCGCCTGCGGTGGCCGACAAGGCGCTGAAGAAACTGAAGATCGAATTGCCGGCTGACCTGGTGGTTGCCGTCTCCACGGGTAACACGCTGGCACCGGGGAATGACCCCCGACCGGCTGTGTTGCAGATCGGCCACACGCTCAAGAAGGCGATGGCCAAAATCCAGTAAGGAAGGATAGGATAATGTCGAATATCACTGCGTTTGGTGGCTCCAATCTGCCGTCCGTTGCGTCTCTGTCGTCCGCGCTGCGGTCGCTGGAATCCACCGCCGGCCCTAGCAACATGGCCATCCTGAAGATGGACAAGACCGGCCACTGGGTGTTTGGCGCTGACCAGACCGAGGTCGAGGACGACAGCCTGTGGGCGGTGAACCCGTTCTCGTTCGTCCACGGCTACATCGCCTGGGGCGACGGCGAAGTGCTGGCCGAGAAGATGGTCGGCGTTGCCGAACCGCTGCCCGAACTTGACCCCGCCCCCGGCGGTGCCAAGCGCGGCTGGGAAATGCAGATCGGCATGACGCTGGCCTGCACCAACGGCGAGGACGAGGGGTTGCAGGCGCGCTACAGCGTCACCAGCGTCGGCGGCAAGCGCGCCGTGCAGGCGCTGGCCGTGGCCATCGCCGAGCAGGTGGATAAAGACCAGACCAAGCCGGTGCCGGTCATCCGCCTGAAGAAGGAACACTACCAGCACAAGAGCTACGGGCGCATCTACACGCCGGTCTTTGACGTGGTGAAGTGGATTGGTATGGACGCGGCCCCGGTGGAGGAAGACGCCGAGGAAGTGGAAGCCCCGGTTGAAGAAGCACCGCGCCGCCGGCGCCGCGCGTAAACTGGGCAGCGAACGCCGGGACGGGTTGGGCCGTCCCGGCTAGTAGCGGATGAAGTGAGGCATCCATGACGATTCTTTGGTGCGATTTTGAGACGCGGAGCCGCTGCGATCTGCCGGCCAAGGGCGTCTACAACTACGCGCAGGACGCCAGCACCGACGTGCTGTGTATGTCCTACGCCTTCGACGACGACGACGTGCGGACGTGGACGCCAGACCAGCCGTTTCCGGCTGACGTGCGCCGCCACACCGGCCAGATCAGGGCGCACAACGCCGCGTTCGAGCGTCTGATCTTCTGGTACGTCCTACAGATCGACTACGCGCTGGAGCAGTTCTACTGCACCGCAGCACAGGCCCGCGCCAACTGCGCGCCGGGCAGTCTGGAGGATGTGGGCCGCTTTGCCGGCGCGTCCATGAAGAAGGATCACCGCGGCGCGCAACTGATCCGGCTGCTGTCGATCCCGCAGGCTGACGGCACATTCCGCAGCGACCCTGACCTGATGGCCGAGATGGTCGCCTATTGCGAACAGGACGTGCGCGCCATGCGGGCCATCGCCCAGGCGCAGCGGCCGCTGTCCGATGATGAACTGGCCGACTATCACGTCAACGAGCGCATCAACGACCGCGGCGTGCTGCTGGATCGCCCGCTGGCGCTGGCCGCCGTGGGTTACGCCGACGTGGAGTCTGCCGACATCCAGCGGACGGTCGAGGAAGCCACTGGCGGCGAGATCACGTCCGTCCGCAGCCCCAAGATGCGGGCGTGGGTATTGGATCGCGTCGGGCCGCAGGCGCTCAAACTGGCGACGGTTTACAAGGACGGCGAAGCCAAGCTATCGATCGACAAGAATGTCCGCTTCAACCTGCTGGCTCTGGCCGAGGAGAACCCCGATGAAGTACCGGCCATCGTCGCTGAAGTTATCCAATGTGCAGACGACCTCTGGGCATCGTCAGTTGCGAAGTTTGCAAGAGCGGCTGCGCTTGCAGACGATGAGGATCAACGAGTTAGAGGAGCGTTCGTATTTGCTGGAGGCAGTGCTACTGGCCGCGCTTCATCATTTGGGCTACAAGTCCACAACTTCCCCCGTCGATGTGCCGCAGACCCTGCACTAGCACGCCAAGCGATGGTGCGCGGTCACAAGATCGTGCCGCAGTTCGGCCCGCGGATCACCGACGTGCTGAAGGGGATGCTGCGCCCCGCGCTGATGGCCCCTGAAGGCAAGCGGCTGGTGGTGGCCGACTGGGCCGCCATTGAGGCGCGGGTGACGCCGTGGGCGTCGAACACGAACAGCGGCGCGGAGAAGCTGGGCATCTTCGAGCGCGGCGAGGACGTGTACAAGCACAACGCCGCGGCGACATTCCGCGTCCGCTACGATGATGTGGACAAGGAGCAGCGCCAGATCGGCAAGGTGCAGGAGTTGGCCTGCGGCTTCGCCGGCGGCGTGGGCGCGTTTGCCAGTATGGGCCGCATCTACAACGTCATCCTGACCGAGAGCGACAGCCGCAAGATGGTTGATAGCTGGCGCCGGGCGAACCCGTGGTCGGTGAACTACTGGACGGCGCTGGAGCGGGCCTACACCGGCGCCATGCGCCACCCAGGCCAAGAGATCAGCGCCGGGCGGGTGACGTATATGTACGACAAGCAGCATCTTTGGTATGCCCTGCCGTCAGGCCGCGTGCTATGCTACCCGTTCGCCCGCTTCGATGAGGAGGGCAACATCACCTACGCCAAGGCAGCGTGGAAGCCCGCCGCCGACGCGAAGGAATGGCCCCGCGCCCGCCTGTGGCGCGGACTGGCCTGCGAGAACATCACACAGGCCATTGCCAACGATCTGCTGCGGCACGCGCTGCGGCGTCTGGCCGATGAAGGGTTTGACGTAGTGCTGCACGTCCACGACGAAATCGTGCTGGAGACAGACGCCAGCACCTCCGAGGACGCCGCCGCCGCGCTGGTCAGAATCATGTGTACACCGCCGCACTGGGCCGCTGGCCTGCCGCTGAACGCGGAAGTGGCTATCATGCAACGTTATGGAAAGGGTTGAGCGATGAGTGAGGATCGCATCAAATTTATCGAATACGTCACCGGGCTGGCGTTCGAGACGGGCGAAACGGCGCTGCTGCTGAAGCAGAAGCCGACGCTGATCGGCGGCGAGATGGTCTACCACGGCGATGGGGTGCCGAAGGCGACATTCCCGGCGTTCCTGCCGGCCAAGGCCAACATCAAGCCGGGCGATGCGTGGTACATCAACGCGGGATCGTTCGTAGTTGACCGCTTCACGGACGGCAAGCCATCGGCCAAGTCCGAGAACGTCGAGTATGTCCTGTTCATGATGCTGGACGACATCGGCACCAAGTCGAAGGAGCCGCCGCTGGCCCCGACATGGATCATGGAAACATCAGAAGGGTCGTTCCAGTGGGGCTACGCCTTTAGCGAGCAGCCGTCCAAGGCCGACTTCACCGCGGCCATCACCGCCATCGCGGAGGCGGGCTATACTGACCCAGGATCGACCAACGCCGTCCGCAACTGCCGCATCCCCGGCAGCGTCAACCTGAAGCGGGGGCGGAACAACTTCGAGGCGCGGCTGGTCGAGTTCCACCCTGACCGCGAATACACGCTGGACGACGTGTGCGCGGCGCTGGATGTGGTGCCACCGGAAGCCGACACCGCCGAGATCAAGAGCGTGAAGATTCGCGACACCGGCCAAGACAACGTGTTGGCGTGGCTGTCGGACAACAGCCTGGTGCTGTCGCGGGTCAACAACGAAGGCTGGTGCGGCGTCGTCTGCCCGAACCATGCCGAACACACGGACGGCAACATCGAGGGCCGCTACAAGCCGCTGGACCGCTCCTACTGCTGCTACCACGGCCACTGCCAGCATCTGACCAGCGCCGCGTTCCTGAAGTGGGTGTCGGAGAACGGCGGCCCGACCGTGACGCCGGGGCTGCGGGATGAACTGATCGCCGAACGCATGAAGCTGATGGCCGACAAGATCACGCCGACCGAAGCCTTTCCCGATCAGGCCGCCATCACCGTCAAGGAGGTCGAGCGCAAGGAAGCCGGGCGGCTGGCCAAGACCGAGTGGTTCGACCGCTTCGCCTACGTCCAGTCGGACGACAGCTACTTCGACATGGTGACGCGACAGGAAGTGCCGCGGCAGGTGTTCAACGCGCTGTTCCGCCACATCGACTGCCGGTCGATCCACAACAGCAAGCGCCAGGTTGCTGCGTCGGTCTACTTTGACGAGCGCCGGCAGGAGTTCGGCGCGAAGGCGCTGACCGGCGTCACCTACGCCGCCGGCGAGGACGTGCTGGTCGCCCGTGACGGCATGGTCTACGGCAACCGCTGGGTCAACGCCCGCCCTGACATGGCCGGCGCGGCGTCCGTCAGTGACGCACAGGTCAAGCCGTGGCTGGATCACTGCCGCAGCCTGATCGAGGAGCCGTCCGAGCTTGAGCATATCTTCGACGTGATGGCGTACAAGGTTCAGAATCCGAACGTGAAGATCAACCATGCGGTGCTGCACGGCGGCGACGAGGGCAGCGGCAAGGATACGATGTGGGCGCCGTTCCTGTGGGCTGTCGGCGGCACGCACCAGCACAATCGGTCGATTATTGAGACGGGCGAGATCAACAGCCAGTGGGGGTATAACCTGGAGGCTGAAGTGCTGATCCTGAACGAACTGCGCGAACCGGAGGCAAGGGAGCGCCGGGCGCTGGCGAACAAGCTGAAGCCGATCATTGCCGCGCCGCCAGAGACGCTGTCGATCAACCGCAAGGGGCTGCACCCCTACGAGATGCTGAACCGGGTTCAGGTGATCGCGTTCACGAACGACCCGCTGCCGATCACCCTGCCGACGCAGGATCGCCGCTGGTTCTGCGTGTGGTCGCGTGCGCCGCGGATGACCAAGCCAGACGCAGACGCGCTGTGGGGGTGGTACAAGACGGGCGGCTACGAGAAGATCGCAGCCTGGATGCACCAGCGCGACGTGGCGGCGTTTGGCCCCGCCGCTGCGCCGCCGCTGACCGAGTGGAAGATGAACATGGTCGAGCAGGGCATGAGCGTGGCCGAGAGCTATCTGGTCGATATGATGCGGCTGCGCGTCGGGCCGTTTGCGTCGGGCGTCATCGGCGGGCCGTTCCACAAGCTGTGCGATCTGCTGCTCACAGAAGGTAAGGTTCCGGCTGGCGTCAAGGTGCCGCAGGCGGCGCTGCTGCACGCGCTGAAAGAAGCCGGCTGGGTGGACTGCGGGCGGCTGGCGTCGGCTGACTTCCAGACCAAGCGGCATATCTTCGCAGCCCCGGAGGTTGCCAGGGTTCATTCCAAATCCGACCTTCGCCGGATGACCGAAACGGTTGAAACCGACGACCGCAAAGTGATAGGGATCGATCAACGGCGCACCCCAAACCAGCGCAGTTGATCGTGAAACCCCCGGCGCTCCTCACTGCGCCGGGGGTTTCTTTTTGCCTGACACTTGCAACAGAATGTTTGACCCCATAGGGTGACGCCATGACTGAGAAAGAGATCGAAGCATACTTCGTCAAGCGCGTGAAGGCGTTGGGCGGCTACAGCTACAAGTTCCGCAGCGTGACGCAGCGGGGCGTGGCTGACCGCATCGCCTGGCTGCCGGGCGGGCGGACGTGTTTTGTTGAACTGAAAAAGCCCGGCGGGCGGCTGTCGCCGCTGCAAGAGATATGTGCCGAACAGATGGCAGCAACAGGTCAGCACTACGCCGTGCTGTGGTCGAAAGAGGATGTGGATTCGTGGGCGGAGAGGATAAAATGACAGTATACTACAATGAGATAGACCCATACGCCGCGCAATGGCTCAGGAACCTGATCGCGGCGGGACACTTGGCGAAAGGCGAAGTCGATGAGCGCAGTATCACGCAAATTCAACCTGATGACCTTCTTGGTTTCAACCAGTGCCACTTCTTTGCAGGGATCGGCGTCTGGGGCTACGCCCTGCGCCAAGCCGGATGGGCAGACGACCGTCCCGTCTGGACGGGAAGCTGCCCTTGCCAGCCGTTCAGCGCCGCAGGCAAGCAAGAAGGCTTTGCCGACGAACGCCATCTCTGGCCCACCTGGTTCAACCTCATCAGCCAGTGCCGCCCTGCAATCGTCCTTGGCGAACAGGTTGCAAGCGCGCTCGACTGGCTCGATCTTGTATCAACTGACATGGAAAGCGCGGGCTACGCCTTTGGGGCGGCAGATTTGTGCGCTGCGGGCTTCGGCGGCGCGCACATCAGACAGCGACTCTATTTTGCGGGGCTGGCCGACAACGAGCGCGACCAACGCGGACAAGTCAGTGCGGACGCAGGACGGCGCGGAGAAGGAAGCGGCGCGGAAGGGCTGGACGAACGATCTGGCTACGGCGGCGATGAGCGTATCGGGCTGGCCGACGCCGAACACCATGACGGGCGGCCAATCCAGCAGGAGCGGCGACAGGAAGGGCGAACCATTGATGGGTGGGATTGTGCGGGGGCTGGCGGAAATGGCCACGACCGGCCCCATGCGCCTATGCGGGGACGGGACGCTGCTGACTGGCTCTACTGCCGGGATGACAAGTGGAGGCCGGTTGAACCCGGCACATTCCCGCTGGCTGATGCGGCTACCAGCCGCGTGGGACGCCTGCGCGCCTACGGAAACGCCCTCGACGCTGAAACGGCAACGCAGTTCGTAGCGGCTGTGATGGACGCATGGGCCTGAAACTGCGCCCCTACCAAGACGACGCTGCCGACTTCCTGTACGAGCGCGACCGGGCGATGATCCTCGCGCCAGTTGGCGCGGGCAAGACCGCAATCACGCTGACGGCCATGCAGGCGATGCTGGACGACGGTCTGGTCAAGCGGTGGCTGGTGGTGGCGCCCAAGCGCGTCTGTACGGACGTGTGGCCGGTCGAGGCACCGAAGTGGTCTGGCATCACTCCCGCGCTTGCCGTGGGGACACCCTCCCAACGAGCCGCAGCCATGCGAAGCGATGCCAGTGTCGTGGTCATTAACTACGACAACCTCGATAAGCTAGAGGATTTGTCCGGCTTCGACGGCATTGTCTTTGACGAATTGACGCGGCTGAAGAACCCCAGCGGCAAGCGTTTCAAGGCACTGGAGAAGTTGCTGGAGCCGGTCCGGGTGCGCTGGGGTCTGACCGGGTCGTTCACGTCGAACGGCCTTGAGGACGTGTTCGGCCAGTGCAAGATCATCGACCAGCCGCTGCTGGGGCGATCCAAGGGCGCGTTCCTCCAGCAGTATTTCGTCTGCATCAACCGCGACTTCGGCCAGTGGACGCCAGCGCCCGGCGCGCTGGAGCAGGTGATGGCGCGGATCAAGCCGGCGACGTTCGTGCTTGACCCAGGCGACTACAAGGACAAGCTGCCGCCGTGTCATGTCGTCGAGACGCGCGTCAGCCTTGCGGATCGCGGGCCATACGAGAAGATGAAGCGCGACTACGTCGTCAAGTTCGGCGACGACCGCGTCATCGCCCAAAACGCCGCGTCAGTGACGACCAAGCTGCAACAGATGGCATCCGGATTCGTCTACAACCGCGAGGCGGGTGACGCCTCGATCTGGTTCAGCAGCCACAAGTTTGACCGGCTGGAGGAACTGCTGGCGGAGAACCAGCGGGCCAACACCATCGTGGTGTACAACTACCAGGAGGAACTGGCCGAACTGCGCCGGCGCTTCCCGCACGCCCAGACCATTGAGGACAAGGATGTGATCGAGCGGTGGAACGCCGGCAAGGTCGAACTGCTGCTGATCCATCCCAAGTCTGCCGGCCACGGCCTGAACCTCCAGCACGGCGGTTGCCACATGGTGTTTGTGTCGCTGCCGTGGTCGTTGGAACTGTACGAGCAGACGGTCGGACGGTTGCACCGCGGCGGCCAGCGCCATGCGGTGTGGGTCTACATCCTGCTGACCGAAAAAACGATTGACGAACGCATCTGGGCGGCCCTTCACGAAAAACGCGCCGTGTCAGATATTGCGATGGAGGAATTGAAGAATGAACAAGGTTGATTGGCGGTCGCTGGCCGCTTCGCTTACATCCATGACGGAAGACGAGGTCAAGCGCCTGCTGGACGACGAGATGGCAGCGCGCCGCCGCGTCGGGATTGTGCGGCGCCTGCACCAGCGGTATACCATGCTGCGTACAGCGCGGGAACGCGCCGAACTGATGGGGAGACTGGGCGCATGACGGACGCAATCAATCCCGACCACTACAAGGTCGGCGGTATCGAGACGATTCACTACCTCTAGGCCAAGCTGTCGCCAGAGGAGTTTGCCGGCTACTGTCGCGGCAATGCGATCAAATATTTAAGCCGCGCCGGCCACAAGGACGACACGGTGCAGGAGATCGGCAAGGCTATCTGGTATTTGCAGTGCTGGCGGGACAGTCTGCTTCGCACAGACACACCCACGTAGAGTTGTGGTCCTCAACCTGGGCGACCGTCTTCGGGCTGTCGATCTTGCTGTTGTAGCGGATCGGCTTGGCCACCGCGCAGTAGCTGTTAGCCGGCGGCGGCGTCGAAACGTGCGCGCAGGCGCTGATCACGGACAGGGTCGGGAGCAGCAGCAGCCGCGCCCAGTTTGATCTGGCGGTCGATCTCATCGTTCATTTCCTTGATCGCTTCCTGCCGCCCCTGCTGGCGCAGCTTGGCGTTTCCCCGTTCGGTGAACAGGCGGTCAAGCAGCGACAGCAGAAGCGTCAGGAACTTGATCACGCCGCCGGCTTCTTGGCTGCTACCGACCAGACGGCCACCGCCAGCGTTGCCACCGCGCCGGCCAAGCCCTCGACCATTGATGCGTCCAGATAGCCCTTGCCGGCCAGAAAGCCGAAGCCGGCGGCGGCCACGGTGCGGATGATCCCGAAGATTTGTTCCTTGTTCATGTCACTCTCTCCTTCATGGGTAGCTGGCCCATGGTAATTCAAAGTGCGGGCCGTCAGGAAATGACCGGCTAAGAATTTTTGCCGTCACCGGCCCTTGTATGGCCGATAGTAATTTCCATGTGCCGCCCCATCGTATCGGCACATTTTCGTGGAGGGATGCCTCCCGCATTACGTCGGCCAGCCGGTGGTACAAACTCCAATCCCAGCGCACGGTGCCGCCGAGCATCGGTGCCAGATCGACGGCGTGGCCGGTCAGGTGCCGGGAGTTGAGCGTGCGGGTCGCCTTCGCGGCCAGCAACTGCTTTTGCCTATCCAGCGTCCGCCGCCCTTCCAGCACCATGAAGTCCAGATCCGACGCGGCGGCGGCGCGGTGGACGACGCGCACCAGATCGGGGTGTACGTCCTGCAGGCGCGAGATAGACCGGGGGCCGAGGGTAATGCTCATCAGTTCAGCTTCATGACGATGGTGACCAGCAGCATGATGATCGTACCGGCGACGCCGATACCAACATTCTCCAGGCGTTTCAACCGCGCGCAGATGCCCTCATACCGCAAAGCACACACTTGTTCGTGCGTGTTCAGCCGCGCTTCGGTTTGGTCGATGGTCGTCACGTTAGCGCCTCACTGATTGTTGTTCATCATGCCGCCGCGCAGGTATTGCGCGATGGCGTTCCGCATACCTGGCGACAACTGGCTTATGGCTGCGTCCATTTTAAGCGGCGTTGAGTATGTGTTTAGCAAAGCATTGGGGTTCGCCCCCGGCATAAAACCTTCGGCCAACCGCGCGCTAATTTGCGGGCGCATAAAGTTGTTTGCCAAGCTTTCTGCGCTTTCGAACGCGATCCGCCCAGATGGAGCATTTGACATTGCGATCCGCGTTGCCGAACGCAATTTTGATGGTGTTTCCAAATTCATAATGTCAGCAGCTTCTGCTGCGCCTGACCGCGCCAGAGTGTCCATGCGATTACGCTTCATCAGCAGATTTTGAGCGTTTGTCAGCGCGGCCAACCTTTGAGGGTCTGCGGCAAATACGTTGGAAATATCTTCCATTTTCGGGCCGCCTTGCATGATGCTTGCGACCGCGTCAGGATCGTTACGCCCGACCAAGTCCAAAAACGTGCTTGGCGATTTATCAAAACGGCGCAAGGCTTCACCCACCAGTTCCCGGCGGTTGACCACTGCGTATCCTTTGGCAGAGCGATCCAGATACGACTTAAATTTAGGACCAAGCATGTCGTCAATCAGCGTCTCAACTTCGCCGGCAAGTTGCGAAGTTCTTTGCGCGTTGCCCGACCGAGGCACGTTTCCGGCGGTAATTTTGCTTTGAAGTTCTCCGATAATATCACTCACGCCGGTCTTGCGTATTTGGTACATATCGTAGGGGCTGACCATGCCGTTTTCGTCCATCGCCCGCGCGATCTTATTGGCAATGGTGGTGAGCGTATCGCGCTGAAGATCGTCTACGCGAGTGCCAGGTTGCGCGGCCATTTTACGCAACGCAGCCACCAGCGGCGCCCCCCGCGAAGGCTCAACGCCTTGCGCTGCGGCTTGGTAGACGTAGTCTTCCATTTGGCTGGCAGTGGCGCGCTGCGCGGCTGCTTCTTGTGTAGCTGCTGCCGCGCGACCCGACGCAGCGTCTGCGCCGCTCACAAACATAGGCGAGTCTTCAAAGAACGACGCTGCGCCTGTAAGACGCCGCGCGTCGTTTTGCTGCTTTGCGGCTTCGTCCGCCGCCTGCCGCGCCCGCCGGTTGGCTTCTTCTGCCAGTACTTCTGCGTCGTTTACGTCGGAGATTTCAGCAAACGCTTTTCCACGGGCAGGCGTCATGGCGCGGCTGACTTTTGCGCGGCCCGCCCGCGTCGCCGCGCGAACATCTGTAACCGTTCCTTCGCCGGCAACGCCAGCAGCGCCAGCCAACCTTTGGCGTGCAGCGGCAGTTTCGGCTTCGTTTACAAGCCGGGACTGCGTAGCACGCAACGCTTCCATGTTGGCACCCAACGCCATAAAAGCGTCCGGTTCAATTCCTTCGTCGATCAGCACTTTCCGTGCGAGTCGTTGATCACCAGGCGATAGCTTGGCAAACACTTGACGCGCGGCTTCCAGATCAGTTCCCAACGCTTGCCGAAACAATTTGGCGGCGCGAACCTTGTCTGCCCGGAACAAATCAATAATTTTTCCTGCGCCGCTGCTAACGCCTGCCACGGCAAGAGGTGCTCCCGCGCCGAACGCCGCACCCGTTAAAACATCCTGACCAGTCAACGCCGCACCGCCGGCACCTGCGATAGTGCCTCCAGCCGTGCGCTCGGCCAAACCCGCAGCCCTTTGGCCCAATGACAGTTTGGCCGTCTCAGCGGCGGTGCGCCCAGTACCAATACCTCCGCTAGATACGGCTTGCCCGGTGCGCTGGACAACGCCGCCAGCGCGGGGCGCTACGCGCGCCAACTGACCGCCAAGACGAGTTACGCCCGCGCCGCCGGCAGCGATCAATGGAGCAGTCGAAGCAACTTCGCCCAAGACCTGGCCGGTACGGAACATCTTATTCTGGGTGTTTTCGCCGGCGTTCAGCACAGCGTTGATCTTCTCATTTGCGCCCGTCGTCAGGCCCAGCACGTCGGTAAGATATGTGCCGCCGCGCGCCAGCAGAGCGGCGGGGTCGCCGGTGGCCACGCCGCGGGCTATGCCGCGCATATAATTACCCGCGTCCTGCATGAATGTCGGCTCAGACGGCGCGGGCGGTGCGGCCTTCTTACCGCCGCTGATAGACACCAAACGCAGTGAAGGGTAATCTTTTTGCGCGCGCTGCTCGATCTGGTCAGGCGTCACATTATCCGGCACGTTGCGGTAAACGTGAATCGTCTTATTATCAAAAGTGATTGTGACGTTGCGCGGCATTACAGCCCCCTTTACCAGTCAGACACTTTTACGCCGCTGGCTGTTGACGTTGCGGCAGGCGTTTTAGCCGCCGGCGCTTTATCCGCCGGCGCGGGCTTTGAAACGGGGAAGGGCCGTCCGAACTGCTCTTGCCACGCAGATTGAACGCGTTCTTTTGATTTGGTTAGTTCGGTGATGTACGACTTCAAGTTTTCCCGGAACGACGCTTCGTCTTGCGAACGAACCAGCGTAGCCGCAGCGTTTTGAAGCAGGGTATTTTCGCGGTCGCTGATTTGGCCCAACGCGCCGCCTGTAGGTGAAGCATCCCGCATAGTTTGAAGTTCGGCAAAACCACCACGGGCAATCAGCGTGTTCAACAAGGCAAGCGCGTTGGCCGACCCTTGAGACATCATGCCCAACGCGGTTTCGGGGAGGTTGCCCTGAAAGTTCCCCACGATAGAATCAAGAGCGGGGCTTTTCAAAAGTTTTTGCGCGGCGTCAATCGTGCGGTCGTACCGAACCGATGCTGCTTCCGCTGCGGTAGTGGCTTTTATAAGCTTCTGCTGATCAACCTTACCGCCGGTTGTTCCCTGCACCGGCACGCCAAACTGAACGCCGCGGCCAGCCGCAGGCGCAGCCGTGCGGCCCATGCGCGGGCCAGGTTCGACGTGGACATGATCGCCCTCCGCAATCACGTCGTAACCCTGCGCCTTGAGCGGCTGAAGGCGCGTGGCCAGCGCCGCCACAGTCTGGCCCTTGGCGGGCTGAAAGTCGCGGGCGTTGTCGGTCATGTGATAGCTGTCAGGGACGCCGCCGACCTGAGCATTGCGCTCCGGCGTGCGCGCCCGCCCGCTGACAACAACGCCGGGGCTGAGTTGCTGCGCGGCCTGTTCGATCCCTGCGCCAAGCGGCCCGCCGCCGCGGGCGCCGCCGACCAACCCACCACCAGCCGGCGCCGTGCGCTTCGGCATGGGAATGACTTCGCCGTTCGGGCCTTTGACGTAGGTAATTTCTTGACCGGCGTCGATGCGAGAGCCGGGCAATTCCTGAGCCACAACGCCGGGTTCAAATTCCGAAACTTCCAACTCGCGTGTGCCGGTGCTGGTGTTCTGCGTGATGAACTTTTTGCCCAGTTGCTGCTGCGCTGTCATTGATTGAAACATCGTCTGCCGCCGCCACGGCTCATACTTACCAGGGTCAGAAGGCAGCGTGCTGATCGTCTGATCAATTACGGGCGCAGCACCTGGAAACGTTTGCTTCAGATAGTCTGCAACCGCCATTGCCTGTTCTGGCGTAGACGCTCTTTTCAACCCTTCAATGGTAAGGTCATAAAAACCAAGGACATTCTTTTGCTCTGCGGTCAACGCTTTAGCTTGCGCTTCGCTTAGAGTAAACGGATGCAGTTCAGCCGCCCGTGCTTCGCCCGCCACCGCGCGACCTTCTGCCGCGCGCGCGATCTCCAACTGCTGCTGCGCCATCGCCGTTTGGCGATCCAACGCCTGCTGCTGGCGCATCATGTTGATCATCTGCGCGCCCTGCTGGATTGCAGGCGCCAAGAAGTTGCCTTGCGGTGCGCGGGCCTGAAGGGCGATTGCTTGGTTAGCCATTGTCCGTCCTTAACGTTTCCGAACACCAAACGTTGACCAGTCGGTGTTCAAACTTGGAAGCCCATTACCCGCGTCACCGCCGCCGCCGCCCAACGAGTTGAAATAGTTAGATTGCGCCTGCATCAGCGGGAACGACGCCGCCGCTTGGCCGATGCTGCTGAGTGCGCCGCCCAGTGCGTTGGCCTGCCCGACGTAGCCGGACGCGCGGGCCTGCCCGGCGTTCATGATGTTGGCCTGCTCGTTCTGGCTCGACTGACCGATATTGCCGGTCATCACGTTGGTCGCCGACTGGCCAGAACCCATCAGCGACTGGAGCGGGTTCAGACGCGCGCTGCGCTCGATCTGGTAGCGGTTGAAGGCGTTGCCATACTCTTGGCTGGCCAAGTCCTGCCCGAACCGCTGGATGCCCTTCAGCGTGCCACCTGACAGCAGATTGCCGCGGGCCGACGCGCTGCGCTCCAGCGCCTTCATGCCTTCCGATTGGCGAAAGGCGTAGCCGGGGTCTTGCTCGAACTGCTCCATGCCAAACGGCTTGGCCAGACTGCCATAGTCCGCCGCCGACGCATCGCCGCCGATCCCCAGCAACTGCATGATCTGCTGTTGCGCGGTCAGGCCAGCTTGGCGGAACGGCTCTTGCAGCCCGATCTGGCGCTCCAGCATCCGTTCGTTGGATGCCTGCGCGTCTTGCGCCGCCTGTTCCTGCACCCTTGCGGCCTTCTTGGCACCGCCAGAGGCGATCAAACCGCCACCGACTGCGGCTACTCCGCTAATTGCTGCTGCTGCTGCCAAACCCATATTAATGCTCCGTCAATTGCATACGGTAAACTTGGCTGTAGTCTTGCGCACCCAACCGCTTATATAGCATGGAAAGTCTAGGGCCGGAACCCCGTTGACCGGCTTCCAAAAACACTTCGTCTACACCACGGTTTTTCAAATCTCGCAACGCCGCACGCTGCAATTTTAAGCCAAGACCGGGAAACGTCGGGTCGGCGTAGAACGTTGTGTGCGTGGCTGTTGTCAAGTTTTCAGCCGCCATCGACGGCGCGACGAGCGTCATCAGATACCCAAACATACGCCCATTGCAGCGGGCAGTCATAATCTGCATGGCCCCTGCGTCATAGATGCGCTGCATCAGCCCAATGTTCTTGTTCTGCCAGTTACCTGGGTGCTCACCAACAGCCACCAGATGGTCGTCAAACAGCTTCGCCGCGCCGTCCAGCCAAGCGTCAAAAGTTTCTGTTTGAAACGTAATGCCTTCAGGTTCGACAGGTTTACGAGTAGCCATAGCCGCAAGCGTTTGGTGCTTTGCGATAGCAGCCACCTTTTCTAGCGCCGGCGAGTATGCGTGTGCGTACCGCATCAGCGCGGGCATATCTATTTGGATGTTCATTGGCGCGAACCGCGCCCAATGGTTGTGATCGTGCGCGTAAGGCAGGCAATGTTCAAACGCCGCAGCGCAACTTGCCTCGTCGTTTAAGTCGTCGAAATTGACCGAACGGACGTTAGCGCACCGGGCTTCAATCTGGTCTAGCTTGCGGTCGAGTTTGGTTATGGTTTGTTCAAGCACGGCGCGGTCGAAGGCCAACCTAGGCAGACGCATCAAGCTATCCACCACTTCGCTAACCGGGCGGCGCACGATCAGGATGCGCGCGTCCGGTGCAAAACGATCCAGCAAACGCCACCACGGCGCGGCGGCTGTCTCTGCGGTACCGATGTTAGGCTGCGAAAACCACGCCGTTACGTCATCAAGACTGCGCGTGCGGCGTAGCTCCTCATGTCCGCACACCCAATCACCATACGTCAAAAACCGCGACAGCCATGCCGTGCGCGATCTAGGCAACGCAAGGATGACAAACGGCGGCATCAGCTAATCTCACGCCCCGACGCGCGGATGTTGATCGTCAGCGGCGCCGACGCCAGCGTCGAGATGAACCCATTCGGGTTCAGGATATGGCCGACCAGTTCCGGGAACGTGTAGGTTTCGGATGGCTGGAGCGTTTTGGTCTTCACGATCAGGTTCTGCGTGCCCGATGTGTCAGCCGCCGTCACCAGGTTGACGCTGATCGACGCAGCGACCGCGCCGTAGTTGGTCGCCGTGAACTTGTCGATGATCGCGGTCACGTTGGTTGCGGTGTACTGCGTGGACTGCGCGTCTTCGGCGGCCTTGGCCGGGATCAGGACTTTGGCGGTAACAGACATGGTTTAGCCTTTACGATGCGTCGGCGTACAAATCTATGTCTGCCGACCCCAAGATGGTGGTGGTGCCGATCAGCCGGATGCCGACATTCAGCGTTGCGTACAGAACGCCGCCGGTGCTGACCAGCCATGTGCGTGTGGATGTCATCGCCAGCCATGTGTCGGTGGCTGAACTGCCGCCGCTCAGTGACCCTGCCACCAAGCTGGCGTACACTTCGTAATTGGCGGTTTGAGACGCAGGCACGCACCAGTTGTACAGCAGCGAGGCCATCCCGCTGTTGACGATCTCAAACGCGCCGCCGCCGGTGCCAAGCTGGTATTGCGCGTCAGCAACGCTGCCGGGGTTGTAGCCGAATATATACGCCGGATCGACCGTAATGGTGACCGCCGACGCACCACCACCGCCGATGCCCAACAGTGACATTACCGCGCCGGTCATCAGGACAGCCCCGCCCCACTGATGACCCACGTTGTCGTGGCGACCTTGACGCATGTCGCCAGGCCGTAGTTGGCCAGCGTGCGCGTCCCGGTGTTCGTCGTGCCGGCCTGCCGCAGCGTGTCGGTCGTAATGGCGATGCTCTGGCTGCTGCCACTGTTGTTGAAGATCACGATGACCGCGCCCACCGGAAACGCTAACGAGGCGTTAGCCGGGATGGTAATGCCGCCGGTCGTGATCGAGACGTGCTTGCCGTTGTCGGCCAGCGCCAGTTGGTATGCCGCCGTCTGGGCGTTCTGCGGTGCGCCGCGGTAGCCGACGCTGGTCGCGCCAATGGTGCCGGTGGCGGTAAGCGTTACATCCTGATCAATCGCCGTGATGTCGGTGTTAGCGCCAGACGCCGCTACACCAAGATTGGTGCGCGCGTTGGCGGCAGTCGTCGCGCCTGTGCCGCCGTTGGCGACCGCGACCGTGCCTGTGACGTTGGACGCCGTGCCGGTGGTGTTGCCGTTGAACGTCACGCCGCTGCCGATGGTGCCGCCGGTAATGCTGACGTTGTTCGAGTTCTGGGTCGCCAGCGACCCGGCCATGGCGATGTTATCGACAGTCCAGATAAGCACGTCCGCTGAGGTACGCAGGACGACCTTGTAGGATACGCCGGGGCTATACCAGATGTCGGCTTCGCCGCGCGAATCAAGGATGACCGGGTTGGTGTTGGCTACGCTTCCTGCCGCCGTCGTATATGTCGCAAGCGGCGTGGTCGTGCCGCCTGCGTATGTATAGACCTTGCCGCCGACCAGAGGTTCGCCATCAGCGCCGAAAAACTGAGCCTTGGGTGGAGGAGAGAGGATTGCCATTTAGTAGCTCCCATCTGAGCTTATGTTGTTGGTCACGGTGAGGATGACCGAAGGAATGGCAGGATAAAACCCGGAAGCCGCGAAAGTTTGCAGACGTACACCTGTGCTGTCGGCGGCCCACATGAGTTCAAAATAGTCGCCTTGGTTCATTTCTAGCAAAAAATTCCGCGCCGCAACAGTCGAAAAGTTGTTGCCCTTGGTGCGTATCTGGGTAGCGGAATCCGGCACGTCCGTGCCGTTTTTGCGAAGCCAAATCCACAGCAGTTGGTCGGTCGCCACCGTGGTGTTGATCTGCGCGGAGAACTGAATGTTGTAGATGTTTACGGTATCGACGTAGATGCGCGACGTGGGGGTTTCACATGTAACACCCTGGCTGAACTGCGTGGTGTTGAACGTCATGGCGTAGGGCGTGTTTATGGCCGCCGCCGTCTGCGTGGTGGTGTCGTAGAACGCGCCGTAGCGGGGGCGAACCAACTGCGGTGTGGGCGGCGGCTCAAGGGCCAAACTTTGGATTTCAGTCTGCAAGACCGCCAAGCCCATGTCCGTCCCCGCGTCGGGGCCGATCTGCACGTCTTGCAGCGTAACGTCGTTTTGGCCGCTGCCGGTTAGCCGGAACAGGCTTTCAAAAAAGCGATACCACTCGCGCGTGACCAGCCCGGTTTCCGGGTCAGCCAACTGCACGCGCGGCGGCGTAAGGTTGGTGATGTTGGCGGCGTTAGGCATCAGTCTTCGCCAGCATCAGTTCGGCGCCGACAATCGCCAGCTTGACCGGGTCAGTGCCTGACACCTCGTACACGCGGTCGCGGATTTTCATGGTCATGCCAAGCCGCCGCCATATGGCGCGGTAGCCATATGCGCCGATATTGCCCATCGAAGTCCAATGCTCGTTTGACCAGGTATGGCCGCCATCGTCTGACCAGCGCAGCATGACTTGCGGATCGGAGCCTTGCCCGGTGTTAAGCCCGACACCCACTTCGCAATTCAACTGCAAGGAGTGATGCGCGGTGCGGGTCAGATTGTTCTGCCCGGTAGGCAGCGCCCGCCATGAGCGAAGCCACTTCTGGATTTGCCCGTTGTCTGCGTATGTGTCCAAATCAAACGTGTAGACGTTGGCGTTGCGGTAGTCGCCGATGATGATGTTGCCGAGGAAATTGCACTGGCAATTCCCAAGGTGGCGCGAAAACTGTCCGTTGTTGAAATACGCGCGTTCGTGCCATGCGCCGGTCGATACGTCGTAGACCCAGGTCGTGTTGCCGGTCGGAAAGCTCAGGACGTAGAAGGCGTGGCCGTCCTGCTGGTAGGTGTACGCCACCGCGTCGGACAGGTTGCCGTACTGCTGGATTTGCCACTCGACCGCGTGCGTGGACCCGCGCTGGCCGACGTAGCCGGTCGCCCGGTATACGATGCCTTGCCCGCGTG